AGTCGGTCGCATAATTACGGGCTGGTTCTTCCATCTGGTCATACTGCACCTGAACATAGTTCACTTCAGGTGCTTGGTCCGCATACCATTTGTTTTCTTGAAACGTATCCAACCCACCATAAAACGTGTCAGCCTGCGCCTGACCCCGAAACGCCTGAAGAATCTCGGGATTAGTAACCAGCACACGCAGCAACTGCCTCTGCGTAACAGCAGTCTCCTTGGCAAGATTGTTTAAATCGCCACCAACAAGAATATATTGGATAACCTGCTCATCGGTAAGTTTAGGTTTCTTGCTAGACATTACTTCTTGCCGCCCTTAGAACCAGTCTTGCCGCCTTTGCCACTCTTACCACCCTTGCCACCTTTACCACCCTTGCCACCTTTACCACCTTTAACTGGTGTTTTCGGCTGGAAAGACTTGGGTGTGGTTCCGCCAAACTCGGCAATCGTCTTAGCCAACTGAGTCGCAGCATCCCCCTGCCCACCCAACAAAGCAGACAAACCTTCAGTAAGCAAACCTTGACGGACCTTCTCCACATCAACGTTCGAACCAGCACGGTTCTTAGCGATGTCCGCCAAACCAGCAGCCTCCTGCGCACCGAAATCTGCACCAAGACGGGCACGTTCACCAGCAATAGAACCCAAACCTTGCTGGCGTGCTGCTTCAATACCACCCAACTGGGCGATACGCTGAAGAGCCAACTCCTGCAAACCCCGAGCCTGACCAAAATTGGCATCCTGAATAGCAGCGTTCCGCATCGCTTCCTGTGCCTGCTGCAACTGACCAGCAGACCCACGCGCTAACTGCGCCAACTGACCAGCCAACACAGCATCCTGAGCAGACCTAGCCTGAGCCGCCTCTGTCCCCGCACCAAACCCAGCCAAACTAGCCATCAAGGGATTAGCCAACTGTTGAAGTTCAACCAATGGAACATTCGAATATGCTTGCGCTGCTGGGATACCAGCCAGCGCAGCCCGAGTAGCCTGCTCAATGGTAGACTTAGAACCACCATATTGTGACTCTAGAAAATCTATAGCAGCCTGACGTTGACTTTCAACCGCAGCCTGCTGTTGAGTGAAATATGGGTCATACGCAGCCATAGCCTGCCCACGCAAACCTCTAACAATAGCCTCCTGCTGATTATACATCGGGTCATACAACCCTCGCATCGCCGCAGCCTGTTCCTCGGCGCGCGACCCATACGCAGTCTGCGCACGTTGACCTGCACCCTCCAATACTTTAGCCGCCTCCATGCCCCAAGTCCTAGACTGTTGACGAGTAGGCTTGTTCGGGTCAACCGCAGCAGGTGGATTTAGTATTTTGTCCAGACTACCGCTAGTACCATATTCACTAATGTAGGCATTATATCCAGCAGCATCTTCTGGGGTCATACCCATCGGCAACCCAGCCGACTGCTGAGGTGTCAAAGTAGGTGCAGGCACATTTGGGTCCACCACATTGGCACCGAACGCCACCGAAAAATCACTAGGGCTTGATGCCCCAACCTTATTCCTTGCTGAAGGATTCTGCGATGCGGGCTTATTCACCCACTTACCTGTCTTGGGGTCCCAAACACGTGCCATACTAATACCTGCCTTGTTCCACTAATATGCGCCCAAAGTGCGCAAAGTTGAAGCGCTGTCAATAATGTCTTGCTGCTGGTTCAATCTGAGGGCTGTCAGAAAGTCCTCTAGTTCAGCCTGCTGTGTGGCATCAGTCATCGCAATAGCGTTCAGTTCATCCTGCATGTTCTGGGTTTCCGACCCCAAGTCTCGCTGCAAACTTTCCGCATACTGAGAAAGTCCGCCACGCATAATGCCAGACTGGACGGACGGTCCACCCAAACCACGGCGACCATAACCAGCCAACAGCGGCTGGTACCCCTCCATGTATTTGCGTTGAACATCCGAGATTCGGCGTGTCCCACGCTGCTGTCCATAAAACGCAGCCTGCTGGTTAGCCAGCGACTGCTGCAATCTTTTCCGTAAAGCACCTTGTTCCGTGTATGCCATCTCTACCTCAACTTATTTATTTGCACGTTACCAGATGTGGTATTCCCATTTTTCAAATCTTGAATTTCTTTCTCCAATCGCACAAGTTCCTGTGCGATTGAACGAACAATTTGTTGCAACGCCAAAGCATCACTGCTTTTCAGCGTGGACAAAAGAGGGGAAAACCAGTCAGCCATCGTTACAGTTTGATAATATAGTTAACAACAATGTAAGGTTGCAAAATGTTGTGCGCTTCGCTAGCATTCGCCGCAGCAACATCAGCGGTGGTTCCGCTGACAGTGTGGGCATGCGATGCCGATTCAACTCCAGTGTTACCTGAAAGATTGTGGAAATGGTCAGCATTGTCGGGGTCGGTAGTCCCAGTCGCGTTATTCGCACCCTGAGCAATAATTCCAGCACCCGCACTCGGCGCAACCGTTGTCAAGTTGGTAGATGGAGTATTGACAAGTGTAACAGAATGTGAGTGTTGTGCCGACTCAAAACCAGTATTAAGGTTAATACCATGTGTGTGGTCAGCGTTATCGCCTTGGCTGAGAATTGAAACACTGTGTTGGTGTTGACGAAGCCCAGACTGGGCGGCAGTCAACGTATGCGTTTCGGCACCACCTGAGCCGCCTAGCGTACTGAACGTTCCAGAAACATCCTTACCAACAGGCACACGACCAGATAGAATCGGCACACGGAAAGTTCCAGCAGACGGAGCAGCCTGTCCGCCACTAGTATTGTACGTACTGCCAATTACGGCAAACAACGTAGCATACGTTGTTTGCGACAAAGCAGTACCATCGCAAAGTTGCCAACCAGTTGGCGCAACAGAACCACCATATTGAACAATGCTGCCAGTAGGAGTCAACAACTGAATAGTGTTAGTTGCCAACTTATCCGTGGTAATAGCAGCAGCATCAATGTTTGTCCCCGCCGCCAAAGCCTCAACAAACGTTTTAACAGCAGCAAAGTTGCTGTTCATTTCCGACGCAACAATAGCCGTATTCGGATTAAACGAATACGGCACACTCAAAGTAGCCATCAGCCACCAACCCTTCTTGAATTAAACTTGTAACCAATACTATTAATTCCCCACGGTTGACCAGACTGACCAGTAAATTTCAACTGCACAGTTTTAGCCATGCCGAGATTTTTGCCAGTTTTAATCACCGAAGAAACAGCACCAGTAGACCATAATGCAACATCCCAAAGCGCACTACCCCACAAAGAAGTAGTTGAATTAGGTTGCTCAATATTGAACTCGCGTCTAAAGTTTGCGTCAGCCTCATCGAAATCATGGTAAATCTTTACGTTTACCTGCTGGGAAACTTCCGCTTCCTTCATGACAATGTCAGGACGACGAAACATTTTCTTCTGCAAATATGTTCCACCGTCAAACCATTTAGTGCGGTAATAACTAGAAAAACCAACTGCGGTACCAGCAATATTGTCAGTAGCCAAATCATACTTATCAACATCCAACACCCTAGGAAGAGTAGGATGAATCAACAATCTGTAGGCTGCATTTCCAGTAGCCCTAAAGTCACAGCCACCAACCAGCCCTTTGCCGTCGGTCGTCTGGTGTAATGTCCATGCACCAAGACTCGGGTCAAACACAAAATTAACTGTAGAAGTTGTAGGCAAAGTACCGCTAGTGCTGTATGCGGCAGAAAGCCACACTCTGCCGCCAACCCAAGAAACACTAAAGTCCTCAGCGTCAGAGTTCGGTACATAACCCAAGTCGATAATTGGTCGGATGTTTTTGAAAATATCCACAATTCCGTTACCGTCAGTAAAAAACAGTCCTCTGTTCAGCGCATAGAAATATACGCCAGTGTCAGTGGCACACATCGCATGATGGTTCTGACATCCAAGAGAACTACTGAGTTCGATTATCTGAAAGTTCGTTGAGTCGTATCCGTATAGGAGGAATATGGCGTTTGGTTTGAAGATGATGAGTTGACCATTTGCAACCACCATGCCTTGAATGCCGCTGCCACCAGCGTTGATATCAATATAGTCATCCTGTTTCCAGTTGTCGGGGATAAATTCGTGCGACCATCGTACCCTGTTGGGGTGCGCAACACCACCTTCGGTGGTGTTCGCAGCAAACATTTTATTGGCGTGGACACACAGGTGTTCAGCCTGCGGAATCTTGCCAGCAGGTGCATCGCCATACGCCTGCCAAGCCTGCGGGTTTGTGCCACTAACGGTCAAAGTTGTAGCGTACGTGTTTGTTGTCTGCCACCTATATCCGCCAGCAGTAGCAGCACTACCAGTAGCAATATACAATGTGTCGCCCCACACAGCCAAACATGCACCATGAGAACTGTTGGATGTCACATCAGTGGGAGTTCCAGCATTATTCCACTGCAACAAACTGAAATTAGAACCAGTCGATTTATAAACCTTCGTAGTTGTAGTCAACATCACATGTGGCGTTGCGCCATAAAACGGTGTCAACTTCTGGGGTGCCCAACTACCATTAAATGACACAGCCGTATCATTGATGCGAACCATCCCACCCCTAGAGAACACACCTCCACGGGGGTCAATCTCCACATTCAACATTTCAGGAGATTCACTATTAGATAACTGAAACTGGTCTGAACGCAAGTTCAGACCGCCAGTAAAATCCTGTTGCTGGAAAATATTTATCCCAGCCATTACTGCCCCAACGTGCGACCGAGGTTCTGCAACCAACCCTTATAGGTAGGGCGACCCTTGGTGGGACCATGAGCCATAATCAAATGACCGTGACTAGTGGGCTTCGACACATTCGATGCAGCCATCGCAACACCCTCATCGAACGACTGCTTATAGATGGCAGACATCTGGGCATCCTCCAACTGCTGGTAAACCCTAGAGACAGCATAGTAAACCAGCGGGAAATGTAGCGACGGATGTGCGTCAACAACGTCGTTCAAACCAATCCAGTCACGTGGTTCACGATAACCACGGCAAGTCAAAGTCCTAGCGTTATTCGGTTTCGGATACAGGTGAATACGGTCATTCCACACCGAATAAAACAGTGGGTCACCAGCCGTATCATACGAACCAATATAGGTTCCCTCAGCGTCCTCATAACCAACCATTTCCAGTCGGGCACCAACACCAATATTGTCAACAATCGAAACAACTTGACTAATGGGGTCGTTAGTAAAACCAGAAATCAGATACGCCCGCACATTCGGCGTAGTCGTAAAAGTAAACGATGTCTCCAACCAAGACCAACGTTTCTCAACATCCAAAATTCTGTAATACCCGTCACGGATATATAGGTCAAGCAAACTGTCAGGCAAATCGTCAGTATCTAGGTCAACAATCTGTCGAACAGTATTACGCAGCGTCGTTGCCGTCATTGTCGTATACGCCATCCGTCACCTCCTTGTCCATGCCCTTTGTTGCGGACCTCAAATGACCCATGCAGAGGTCCGTACCTTTAGCGCGGATACCCTCACAGGTATCCTCGTTTGCTGAACATTTGTTACCACGCCCAATATATGGGGCAGACGGTGCCGCAAGGCGGGCACCGTCAATAGAAGCCAATCTGATGCCAGAAACAGGCTTGCCGTAATAGGCGTGGGCGGGGACAGAACCTTGAATACTCATCACCTATGGGCTGAATGTTCCCTAATTATAGTGTTCGCTGTATAAATAGAAATGGTGGGGGGCTTTCTCCCCCCACCATTATCCATTCTATTGTATTAGGGTCACGCCGTAGCGTCGGTGATGACACCCTGCTTTGCCGCGTTGCGGATGGTCAGGTTGCCGTAGCACATGATGAGTGCGTACTGTGCATCCAAGTTCTCGGGGCGGACGAACTCCGTCTGCGAGAACCACTTGCCTGAGTGACCAACAAGCGTGAGGTACTTGCTGTTCAGGAAGTAGGCGTAACCAGCGGGGCAGTGGACATCGTACGTCACGGGAGCAGCCTTGAACAGCAGGTTCTGGAAACCAGCATCTGCCGTCTTGGTGTCGGTGTAACGCAGTTGCGGCTGCAACAGCGCCTCGTACTTCTCAAACAGGGTTTGGGTCGTCAGCACCATGTCGGGGTGGTCGTTGCCGACCGACACCGAGTTGTACGCCGTTGCCATCTTCGCAAGTGTGAAAGCGCCAGAGTTTGGGTTCACGTACGAGCGCCACCAAGTGTTCAGCGCGTCCGCACGGTCAATTCCACCGACCGTACCGACCGACGAAACGAGGTTGCCCAGACCGTTCCAGTTCTTGCCCGAGTTGCCCGTGCCGTTGCCGAAGAACATCTGGTTGAAACCTTCACGCATCGACTCCTCAGCCTGCATAATCTTGGCTTCGAGAAGGTTGATGATTTCGGCTTCACCGTTGTTCTTGGCTTCTTCGATACCGCTGATGGC